GATAGAGGAGAAACTAACTTTCCTCAACTAGGATTAGCATCCCCTTGTAAAAAAGGTTCTTTGTTAATGTTCCCACCGTTATGGCCTTGGTTACATCAAGGCATGAAACCAATAAATCAACCGAAGTATATAGTAGGCAGTTATTTACACTATACGCTTGACAATTAGCATTGAATGTAGTATAATTAAACATATGTCAGACGCAATATTAACACCTAATAAATTTGCTTTAATTATAGAAAACATAGTTAAAGATAAAAAAACAAGTTATATAGACGCAATATTAGAGTATTGTAAAGACAATGAGATTGATCCTGCTAATACTAGATCAATGATTAATAAAACACTAAAAGAAAAGATTGCTTACGAAGCACAAAACTTAAATATGTTAAAGGAGAAGGTGGCAAAACTACCATTTTAAATTATGTTTGATGATAAAATAAATATGCAAGTACCATTTGTTAATTTTAGAGTAAGAGAATTAGGCGAATGGACAGATACAAATACAGATACTTACTTCAAAGACAAGAGAGTTTTAGTATTCTCTTTACCAGGTGCATTTACACCTACTTGTTCAAATCAACAATTACCAGGTTATGAATTGAAAGCAGATGTTTTTAAAGAACATGGCATAGATCAAATTTATTGTATGTCAGTAAATGATTCTTTCGTTATGAACGCTTGGGCACAAGATCAAAAACTAGAGAACGTAAAAGTAATACCTGATGGCAATGGTCAATTCACACAAGAAATGGGAATGCTTTGTCAGAAAAGAGATAAATGTTTTGGTCAAAGATCATGGAGATATGCTATGATTGTAAACAATGGTGTAATAGAAAAAATGTTTGTTGAACCAGGTAAGGTAGACGACACACCTGAGGATCCTTATGGTGAGTCTTCACCAGAAAATGTGTTGAAGTACTTACAATCTTTAAACCAAGGCAACGATATTTAAGTGAATGGATTTGAAGTTTATAAAATCTATCTGGCAATCAAACTACATTTCACAAGTAAAAACCAGAGTTATGACTACCATAAACACAATGGCAGAACAACAGCAAGGATGGAAACATTCACTAAAAGAAGGGATAGGTATTTTTTTCACAAGCTTAGTAGAACTTATAGCGATAATGATGTCACTAATTATTTTGTCAGTAATTTTGTTTCTAACACTAATCTTTGGATTGGGGATATCATTGGCAGAGCAGGTGATGATAACTATAAAACGTGGTCAAAAAAAGTAGAGGCGCTACACTATTACTATGAACAAGATATAGATTATATATTAAGTATGATAACAAAGAAATTAAGTTTTGATGATTTGTTTACCTCTAAAGATGGTCAACACCCACCTATACTTAAATACTTTCTATCTAAAAAGATAAACTTTGAAACATTTTTAATACTAGATGATATATTAAAGTTTTCAAAAAGATTAAACAAGACCATAAGTGAAAAAGTATTGTGGCCTAAACTGTATGATAGAATGATAAGGTACAAACCTTTTCTTTCATACAATATAACAAAATATAAATTGACATTAAAAAAGAAAGTGAAGGAGATGTAATGCCTAAAATGAGAATGTTTAAGTTTTGGAATGAAGCAGGTGACGAGAAAGAGAAAGAAGATATAAGTTTGAAAAAGGCAGTTAGGTCTGTTCAAAATGATTTTAAAGACAAATTTATTAGTGTTGAATACATCACTAAAAAAGGTAAACAGATTAGTCAATCTGTAAAAATACCTATGGGTAGAAAGATAAGACAGGCGATTATATCTGAACAAAAACGAGCAGCAGCAAAAGCAAAAAGAATATAAGGAGAATATATGACAGATGACAATTCAGTAGATAAATCTTTTGAGAATGAAGCGTCAGCACCATCACCTATGGTACAGATATCTCTAAAAGAATATGATAAATTAAAAGAAAAACAACATTATATTACAGACAAAAGTTTAATTGAATACATTGATAAAATAGAGTTTTTTGTAAAAGAATTAAGAAAACACATAGTAAGGACGGATATATAATGGCAACAAGAAAAACAATAGTTGAAGCAACTAGCCAAATTATAGGTCAAAAAGAAATTAATCATTTGGCAACAGATGATAGAGGACCTTTAGATTTGACTAGAAGAATTGATGAACTAGAGGCCGAAGTATCGGCATTAAAAAAGAAACAAGAAGAGCTTGACAGTAGACCTTCAAAGTGATATAATAAATTTATGAATGATTGTGGTAGTCTTATAAATAATACTATACGAAACATACGGATACAACAACATACAATTAACATACAAGGAAAATATATATGAATACAAGTATAGCGGCCTTAAAAAGGTCAAAGTCAAACCTAGATACCCTAGTCAGCGAACTAAACAAAGTTGCTGAACCTCAAAAACAAAAGAACTCATATGCTGATGACAGATTCTGGAAACCAGAATTAGATAAGTCAGGTAATGGTTATGCAGTTTTCAGATTTCTACCAGCAGTTAAAGGTGAAGATTTACCTTGGGCGAGATTATGGTCTCATGCATTTCAAGGACCTGGTGGTTGGTACATTGAAAACAGTTTAACAACACTTAATAAAAAAGATCCAGTTAGTGAATCAAATAGTTTACTATGGAACTCTGGCGTTGAAGCAGACAAAGAGATTGCAAGAAAGAGAAAAAGAAAATTATCTTATGTTGCAAATATTCTAGTTGTCAATGACGCTAAACATCCTGAAAACGAAGGTCAAATTAAGTTGTTTAAATTCGGTAAGAAAATCTTTGATAAGATTACTGAAGCAATGAAACCTGAATTTGAAGATGAGAAACCTATTAACCCATTTGATTTTTGGGAAGGTGCTAACTTCAAATTAAAAATCAGAAAAGTTGATGGTTACTGGAACTATGATAAATCAGAATTTGATAGTCCTTCAGCAATCAAAGACAATGATGACGCAATACAACAAATTTGGGATAAACAATATGCCCTTAAACCATTTCTTGCACCTGAAAACTTTAAATCTTATGATGAGCTGAAAAGTAAACTTGATAAAGTTTTGACAGGTTCGAGAAGTACTGGAACTGCTGAAGATGTGACGATCCCACCTGTCACAAATGTAGCACCAGTCAAAACAGAAACAGTTGATAATACATCTTCAACACCGATTACAGATGAGGATAGTGATGAAACATTATCTTACTTTAGTAAATTGGCCGAGGAAGAGTAAAATCTCTCCACCTGTTTCTTTATGGGGTAGGGTGCAATACCCTACCCTCTTATATTATAAATAAACATACGACATTATGAAAGAGTTTGAGATATCAAATCAAATAAAGGAGACTTTATATGGAAATTATAGAGAAAATAAAGTCATGGTCTAGTGCATTAGCAGACGTAGGTGTTTCGCTTATCGCATTAGGTATCGTTTTAGAAGTTTTATTTAGCGGACAAAACGTACCTTTTTGGCCTGACATTAGCGTAATAGGCAATGTACAATCAATTATTGCAGGATTTTCTGCTCAAGGTTTAGTTGGTTTAGTTGCTATTTGGGTACTATACTCAATTTACACTAAAAAATAATTTTATATAATATGGGGGGCGCTTTGCCCCCTACTCAACTATGGAAATATTTTTAGAAATACTACAAAAGTTCGGATTACCTGTGATGGCAGCTTCAGTTATGGGTACTTTCATATACATAATTTTAAAATACATATTAAGTGGTGTAGTAGGTTCTGTTAAAGGTTTACATGGCATTATCATGGGACTAGAAAATAGAATACAGACCATGAACAATGACATGATAAAACTAGACATATTAGTATCTCATGCCTTAAATGTGAAACCAGACGAAGAAAGAATAGCAAGAGCAGACGGAAAAGATGATGCTCGAAAAGACTAATGCCTTTATTAGATATATTAAATGAATACGGTTTTGCCACGATGGCAGCAGTTGCCATGGGTTGGTTTATCTGGTTTATCTACACATTCATAACACAAGAGGTTACAAAAAAATTAGGTGAAGCCTCAACTGCGTTGATTAGTCTAATAGACAAAATAAGAAGACTAGACAACGACATAATTAGGTTACGAACTAAACTGAACACAATTATTACCCTCCAAGAACAAGAAAAGAACAAAAACAAACAAGATTAATTATAAATAGTAGTATGAAAACATCATCAAAAATGGTGATGTTAGTAGTGGCATTTACATTAAACCTTGATTTT